CAGACTTGCTTCGAGCAATGAGCTTATTTTCATACTGAAGGAATACTTCTGGTCTGATATCTTCAGTACCGTTTCCTCCAACAGAGGTTGCGTTACATACAATTGTTCTATCAAATACCCACTCTTTGTTTGCTTGACCATAGTCATTTTGAGTTATGATTGGATAATAAATATCAGCTCTCATAGGGTACATGAAGTCATTTTCTTCACATACTAACATTATAAAATCCCAGGACGAGTTATTGAGGTTTTGTATTTATCTAAAATCTTATCAACTAATAGGTTTCCAGTACCATCAATTAGTCGCTTATCGTATTCAATCTGGAACTGATCTGTCTCATATCTCTTGACAAACCTCTTGTAATAGTCTAGCTTTCCACACTTAATATCTTCAATAAGAATCTTTGTTGCATCTTGGATATCGTATGGTACTACCTTATATCCTGTTTCTAGTTGGAATATATAATCGGTGCCCTCGGCAAAACCAACTCCTGCAGAAATGGTTTGAACTAAACCACTATCTTCTGTATCAAAAACATTGTATGAGTCTGATGGTGCTAATGGAATTCTCGCAGGTTTTCTTTCTGCACGATTTATTTCACCTTCGTCTAGTACTGGATCTTTTGTAATTGATGTTCTATCTTTTGTAATTACATAATTAAATGATCCAAGAGCTGCTGGTGATTCTGATAAGTCATATACTAATACCGTATTCTCGTACACCTTTAAAAGTTTTTCTGTTTTTTTCCAAAGTGGCATATAGTCAGTACCCTGACCAACAACCTCTAGGTATGTTCTATTATAATAGAATCCACCAGTTACTGAGTCGATAATAAGTCTGGCTAAATTTTCATATTCTTTATACTGAGCAATTTCTGTAGCTGTGGTTCCAAGTGTTTCTGGGTCAACGTATGGTCTTTGAATATCTAAATTATCCTCTACAACAACATCTCCATAAACTATCTCAGCTCCAGAATCGGTTAGGTCTTCATAAATTGTAAGGGCATAGGATTTATCATACTTTGTAAAATCTCCAGTAAGGGAATAGGTAACTAAAGACCCAGATGTAGATGTAACAGACTCTTCAAGCTCTGTCTGCTCAGACATATCTCTAATGACTAGAATATAGTCTGTAAGGCTATCTGGAACGGTATACGATATAGATAGTGGATATGGAGCTTTACGTAGTAGTTGCATTATTTACCATAGTAACTTGCTACCTCTTCAGGAGATGCAACACGCACAGCCTTATGGGTAGACATAACTTTTGCTTGATCTTTAGACACAATATTGTATCCAATCTTGAGGTTTCCAATTTCAGACCAATGTATATTTCTTTTTGAGTATAGGGCTACTTTATCGTATTCTTCTTTAATGTTTTCTGTTATAACACTAGATGGAGTAAATGCTTCAATTGTTGAGAGTATATCAACTTTCTTTTTTGCGTCCCCCAAAGGAATACCGTTAGTTTTAGCATACGACTTTAATTCAAAAACTGTTTTATTTAATAAATTATCAATGTTCAAAGCATTCCCTCCTGACTAAATTATACCAGAATATGAAGAAGGGGGAGCAGATGTTACTCTACTCCCCCTCTAGGTTGACTACAGATTATGAATCTGAAATGTCATGGTATGCAACTGCATCTAGTTCTTCCCATTGAATACCAAAGCGGACGAATACTGTGTATTCAATTGTGTCCTTCTTTGGCTTGTATTCACGGTTAACAGTGATGTCACGTTGGAATCCCCATACACGGTTCTGTGGGAATGTCAAGTCGACATATCCTGCAGGGTAGTAAGGAACTTCCATAACATCAATGCCTAGAACACGAGTAGTGCGAGCACCACCGAATGTCTGTGCTCCGCCATCTAGGTATGATTGACGGTTTGCTGGTGTACCAGCAGCGATTGGTGAAAATGCTTCTGCGATTGCATCAGCAAGTGTACCGTTGTTCTTAACGATGCTTTGGAAAACATCTGTACCAGCATAGAACTTTAGACCAGCCTTTAGTGCACGATACTTACGTGGCAAAGCCAAGATGATATCTTGCATAGCAGCGGTTGTCCAGTTGTTGTCGCTGATAACTGTGACTGCTTCGTGAGAGTCTTCAGTTTGTACACGATTAACGAATCCGTCCATGATTGAAAGGAAGTCGCCAGTTGAGCCGTCGCCGTTAATTGCTAGATCTTCAATATCATTAGCGAAAGCGTTTGTCATAAGACGAACTAGGTGATCTTCAAGAGCACCGCCTTCAATATTGTCTTCTAGTGATTCTGTAGAAACTTCCCAGTCAAGACGAATCTTTTTGGTTGTTAGTTCTACCTTTGAGAATGTTGCGCCAGCGTTTGTGTAGTTTGGGCTACCTTGAGCAGCAGCACGGATTACACGCTCTCCAACGTTAACCTTCTCGATTTCCATTGTGTTTGCTCGCATTGTAACTTTACGACCATCTTTGGCGAGAACTGTTCCATCCCACACGTAGTCGATGAAGCGACGAGCTTGCTCTGGTGCTAAAATACCACCTGATGTTCCAGTTGGATTAACAGCGTTAGGTCCAGTTGTGACACCGAAGTTAGCTGTTGCTGTGTTACCGAGTGATGTAGCTGGATCTACGTTACCATTTGCATCACGGGCAGTTGCACCACCAATACCACCAGATACTGTTGCGCCTTGAGAGTTAATCTCTGCTCCGCTGCCACCAGATCCTGGGTAGTTCTTTTCTATATTTGTTTCTTGTTCCGACATATTGTTCACCTCCTAGTGATTTTATATCTTAGTTGAATAGGTCGGTTGATGTGAGGAAACGACCGCCCCATAGGGATTTTTGAACCTTAAGTGGTTCGAACTGTACGATCTCGCCTAGATCGCCAGACTTGCGGAAAGCTGTGTCTGCTACTACGTCATCCACTCGCTTGCCAAACTCATCAAATGTTCCCTTAACTTCCTTAACCTCACTAGTTACGGATTCAAGAGACTTACTTAGTGTCATAATCTGCTCATGTAAAGATTTTACAGTTGAAGCGAGATCGCCAAAGGCATTAGTTAGAGAATCCTTAATGTCTGAAACTGCTTTAGCAATTTCTTCATTAGATGCTGTTGCATTTGCATCAAGGCTATCTGCCTTGTCTGCAGTATTCTCTACAGTCTCAGCTGCAGGTGCAACTGGAGACTCTGCACTACCATCAGATGATTCTACAGCAAGAGCTTTTTCAGCTGCTGGTGCTTCCTCAACTACTGCAGGTGTTTCTTGAACAACTGCTGGCTGTGCCTCTGGAGTAACCTCAACTTCTTCAACTGCAGATTCGACTGCTACTTCTGTTGCTTCTGTCATTGGATTTACCTCCTTAGTAATCTTAATTGTACTAATGCCTTTAGCACTATCAACTAAGAACTTTATCATATTTGCTTTTTCTAAATCATCTTTTTCAACAAAACCAATGTTCTTCATTTCTTGTCCAGTTGCAGGACTTACTTGTGTCTCTTCTTCAGAAACAATAACTAATCCAGACTCTTTGTCATAGAATACATTTTCTAAAACAGTGTTATCTGCTTTAATCATATCTACACCATCAACCTTCTCAACTGACATAATGCTAGCAAATTGGTTTGCTGGACTATCAACAAGAGATAGCTCAATAAGGTCATAGTCCTTGATAATTCTAATTTGCTTTTCCATTGTATCATCATATGCGTCATCCCACTTGTTCATTCGTCCCCCGATTGAAAAACCAGTGTATGTACCATCAAGAACTTTTTCCCAAGCATCTTGGGCACCCTTAGAAATATAGGTAGAGACGTATACTCCCTTATAAAACTTCTTTGATTCTGGATCAAAATATTTTTCTTCTTTAAATGAGATCATTTTGCCAACAGCAGATGGTTGGTGCATTTCTCTAATGTTCCCACGAAATTTTGCAAAAGCACTCATGCTAGCTTCGGTAGTTACAATGTCCATTTGTTTGTCAACATTGTCTAGAGAGGCAAAACCTGAAACAAGTCTTCGTTCTTGATCTACCTTGCCAAAAGGCATTGATAGACGAACGTTGTCTCCGTCGGTAACCCAGGAAGCTTTATTTATATTCATAGCTTATCTATTATACCAAACATTTATGAGTTTTCTCAATTATTGAGATGATCTTCCTTCACCTTTAGGATTTCTTCCAGCAATAGTTGCTGGGCCATCTGACTGGTTATTGACTCTTTCTGTATCCCGTTGACGATTTGAAGTTGCATTTGATTGAGCATCATTTGCTTGTCCTGGAGACATTACAAAAGGTGTATCTCCGTCTTTAGTTTGTGGAAGATCAAGAGCTTCTCTAGCCTCATTTGGCATCATGATCTGAGTCTTAACAAGACGTTCAAGAATTTGAGATTGAGCAATTTCATCTGTAAGAGTTAGCTCATTAAACCTTAACTCTAGAATATCTGTTTTTTCTTTGATGATCTTATTGATAATCTTTTCAAGATGATGTTGTGCTGGTCGTGAAACTTGTTCTTTGAATGTGCGATCTTGAGACAAAGCTGCTGCGATACCAGAGTCAGAGCCACCAAGTTTAGAAATTGGAACCTGATGGGCAATTAGGATATCATCACGATTTTGCTTTCTATATTCTTTAAATGATCCGTCTTGAATACCATTTTCAATTGGCTCCATCTTAAACTCAACCTTGTTTTGATCTGTATCGCCAGGAAGTGGTATATACAAAGTTCTATGGGATTGAGATTTTAGTCCAGTCTGCAAGAATCTAAACATATTATCTTCTGCATCTGCACTTAGCTTGGCACCCTTTAGAGTGATGATATATCGTGGTACCGCTTTATTTTCAAAGTAGTCAATATTGTATTGTGATGCTAACTTGTCACCAATCAAAGATGGGAAAGCAGCAACAATGTCTGGTACACCATAAAATGTATTCAATGGTGAGTATTGCTTTAAATGAATAATCTCATTTGGTCTAGTATCTACAGTAACTGGGTTCTGGTTCTTAGCCCCAAAGTTTCTAAAGTAAACTACTTGCTGACCAATAATCTGAAGGAAGCCATCGTTTAGTCTACGAACACGAACAGTGGTCGCTGGAATATGACCTAGGTATCCGATGTCGCCTTCAACAGTTCTTCCTATTTCAATGAAACCATTTCCTGTTGCCTCTAAGTCTATATAAACCTTTTCCATAGTCTTTGTAAATGAGTCATCATCATTTAAATTCTCTAGCCAATCACGAAGTTCAATCTTCATGCGCTCAATTCTCTTGCGAGCACGAGAAGAGGCTTGCTCATCACTTGAAGTTTCAAGGCGCAAAGATGTTCTGTCTGAAATATCAAAACGGTATCCAAGACCTACAACATTTTCTACCTTAGCATCAATAGCAGCATGGTTAGCAAAAGATGTATCGTAAAAGTTTGCTAGCTCATACATGTTATATGGTGGAGTAATAATATCAAATAGACCATATCCATTTCGGTATACTGTTCCAGGATTAATACCCTTTGTTCCAGTACCATCTATTCCAGATGACTGAGCATTTGCTGAGTCTAGGTATGCTGGAGTCATTTCAGCAGCTTTGTTTAAAAGCCTGACAGTTCTTCTTTTAAAGTTTTGATTAATACCACCAAGGTCTTTTAGATCATCCCATGTTTTATTAAATGGGTCTTGGGCATAGAAGATGTTTTCTTCTTCTTCTTGTGTATTTAGTTTTGCACTAACGTAATCAGAATTATCCCTCATCGCCATACATCCTTAAAGTTTTCTGTGCTGCATCAATAGCACCAAGATCATTCAAAGAAGGAATTAATCCTTGCTTCATTCTATCCTTTTGCTCTGAATATTCTTCTTCTGTTACCCTTGTCAATCCAGGAACAAAGACTGCCGTACCTTGACCATCATCTCCACAAGCGATTGCTTCTCTTTTTAGCTCGGCAATCTTACTTATGTCACCTTTTTGTGCAGGTATGTTTAAAACTGAGCCTGATCCGTCTGTAAACCATTTACCTGTTGATTTCTTATATACATAAAGTCCCCAGTCATAATGCTTATCAATGACTTTTCTGCGTACGTTGTTGACAATAGGTTTACCAGTTTTTGGGTTTATTAATGAATCCATAACCTCAAGTATACCATATTAGA